AATATTATAGCGGATGGCCGCCACGTGTGCGAACGAGATTGAGAGTTCTATAGAGCCTTCTAGTATAAATGAGACCCCAGACCCCAATTCATAGAGCAAGTTTTGAGAGAGCTCAATCGGGGTACACCCCTCTTATTACAAAAATGCCACTGAACGAGTTCTGGGTTTCTATATAAGCTAGTTCATCCTCATATCAACTTCAACATGTACAACTTCTCATAAACATACAACCCAGAAAAAATTAGTGAATCGTTGGCTGAAATATTGAATTTAGTTTCATATTCACTTAATTACGCTCAATAGTTCCACAGACCACCGTCAAAGTAGGTTTATTCAGCCAATTTCTAAATCGCCATTATCGTCTTTCTCAAACAGCTTCTTTTCTTGTTCTAACAAAATTCCCAGAATTTTCATAACCAGTTGAAGTTCAACAAGCGATTCCGCTGCGCGGCCATTGTTCTTCATATGGAGTCTCAGTTAGCTAATCCTCCGAACGCTTTCAACTACATAGAGTCACACCGTGACGAGTACCAGCTTTCCCATGACTTAACTGAGATCGTACTGCAATTTCCGTCGACGGCGTCTCAGTTGACAGCTAGACTCAGTCGTAGCTGCATGAAGATCGATCACTGCGTCATAGAGTACAGGCAACAAGTGCCGATTAACGCAACCGGGTCGGTAATTGTGGAGATCCACGACAAGAGGATGACAGACAACGAGTCATTACAGGCGTCGTGGACCTTTCCGATCAGATGCAACATAGATCTCCACTATTTCTCGGCTTCGTTCTTCTCCTTGAAAGACCCAATTCCATGGAAGTTGTACTACAGGGTTTCCGATACGAATGTTCATCAGAGGACCCACTTCGCCAAGTTCAAAGGGAAACTGAAACTATCAACGGCGAAGCATTCCGTCGACATCCCATTCCGAGCACCGACAGTAAAGATCCTGTCGAAACAGTTCACCGATAAAGATGTGGACTTCAACCATGTCGACTACGGGAAATGGGAAAGGAAGCCCATTAGATGCGCGTCCATGTCAAGGCTTGGAATAAGAGGCCCAATTGAGATAAGGCCTGGAGAGTCATGGGCTTCCAGGAGTACTATAGGAACAGGCCTGTCAGAGGCGGATTCAGAGGTGGAGAACGAGCTCCATCCATACAGGCACCTCAACAGGCTAGGGACCAGCGTTATGGATCCGGGAGAGTCTGCCTCCATTGTAGGGGCCCAGAGAGCCGAGTCCAATATCACGATGTCTATGGCCCAATTAAATGATTTGGTTAGGACAACTGTCCAAGAGTGTATTAACAATAACTGTCAGGCTTCCAAGCCCAAATCATTTCAATAAAGTTTATATTTTCCTTTTCATATATAGATAATCATCTTTGGATAAATGTTATTTATTTCATTAACCAACGTAATCAAGATCAAATGATACAAATGTCGATGCCTTTGAAGGCGTATCGGACATCCAGCAGTAATAAACTAGTAGGGCGTTCTTGCTTATATTATCATAAACACCCTTGCACGAATCACGATCAAGATCCTTAAACGTAGACCAACAACTAAAACGCCTGTTAGAGAGTGAAATAGATCCTTCCACGTCTACCATAAGCGTATCCTTCTCGACAGATAATACACGTTTGCACACGTGGCGGATGTAATAACGATCTTTCAAGGAAGGGGTAACGCTGAGGTTACCATGACTGTGGATCCTAGCACCGAATAGCTCGTCAAACGTATGTAGACATCCAGAAGGACCCAAGTGGGGTTTGCGATCCACAACAATCACATGGAGAAGACTCTTCAACTTGGGGGTAGAACCGTCCATGTTCAGGTCCGTCTGAACACGTTCAATCTTCACAGTCCCTTTGAAACGTAGCTGTTTCAACTTAATATAGGACCTGCTTCGGTTGGGTTCGGACTTTCCCAGGCTAGGATAACTGACATACGTCGAGACAGCTGAATTATGGGCCATAGAGAAATCTGGCCCATACTGATTCTCATGAATGCGTTGGACTGACATCTTGGGCTCATCACTGGGCTTGTTGGAATTAACAAGTCGACGTTTCGAGTCATGTCTCTTCGACGAGGTTGAACGCTTGAGGACAGTGTTACGTGGATAAAAACGACGTGGCGTAAAAAATGAACCACGTTTACTTCTCAAAGGATACATTATCCGAAGATAATAATGGATAGACAAATTAATTAGAAGATAATTACAAACACGTGGTCGACTACTGAGTCGGATACACCATAAGATTTCATTCCAGTCCCATTTATAAGCAAGTTGTTCAACATTAGTTGCAAATAGACTCAGTAGCACGGCCCAAATTTAGCCACGTCCATCACCAAGTACAATGGGCCATATTAATTCGTCGCGAGACAATAATTCAAAGTCCAAAGCATATCGCGCGACAAAAGTATTAACCTTTAATTTGAATTAAAGGAACGGCAGGAAAAGGAACGTGTTTTACAAACACCAATGGGAGGGCGAGTGAGAGTGCGGCACCAGAGGCGGCGCGCGTGAGAGAGAGTACGGCACCAATGAGAGCGCGCGGGGGGGTACCCCAAAGCGCGGCCATCCGGT